TAGAGCGATAGGTTCGCAATCTATAGGTCAGGGGTTCGAATCCCCTATTCTCCACAAAGAATTACATGTCACCGTTGCGGAAAAAGCCTCAACGGTGACGGCAAACGGTGACGGAAAATCCTAAAAGGCGGCAGTCATGCCCCTCAATTCTCCTCAGGTAAGATGGGAAGTTTTCGCTCGTTCTGCTGGCTGCGACCGTAAGAGATCTGTCTATTATGTTCGTGCAATAGATAAAAAAAGTCGGAAGATACTATTAACAAAGTCCACAAGAAGTTCATCCAAAAGGGCTGCACGAGCTTTGATAGCCGAACTTTCTTCAACATTGAACCTTCAACGTATCGTAGCTGCAAAAACAGGCTGTATAGCAGCCGAGAGAGCCGACAGCCTCTCACAAATGTCATTAGCGAAGTTTTTCGAACACTTTTGGGATCCTTCACAATCCCCATATCTTCTTGCCAGATCAGATAGTAATAAGCCGCTGTCAAAAAACTACGTAAACAACCAGGCATCGAATACTAGACGTTTCGCATGCCGATACCCGGATTTCCTCTCTACCCCACTATATGCTGCATCTCTCTTCCAAGTGGAAGCTTTCTTACGATATATCAGAAAGTCTGGAGTATCCGGCAACCTCGCAAACGATGCTTTGGATGCCATTCGCACCCCACTCTCTTGGGCAATGAAACGAGGACTTGTCGATTCACCGTTTTCATTTGGAAGCATTATCCGGCCGAAAGAGATGCTGCGTAAACGAGGCATTCTCACACGAGAAGAGCTCCTTGCACTGATAGATCTCAATGTTGAAGAAACAATAATTCCACGTCCACGACTAAAAAAGGGAGAAAAACATCAAACCCCAGGACCAGTTGATATCAGAATCAAGGTAGGAGCACTGCTTGGTCATCTATGTGGGATGAGGGCTGGAGAGATAAGAGCACTCTGCTGGAAGTCTATAAACCTGGTCACAAAAAGAATTGAAGTATCTGAAAATTATGTCGAAGGCGATGGGCAAAAAGCTCCTAAACGTGGCTCTGTAGGATCAGTACCAATACCTGAACAACTAATTTCGATTATAAAAGAACTTAAGCGTCTATCTTTCAAACTCGGGATGTATGGAGCTGATAAACACGTACTATTTAATATCAGGAATCCAGAGAATCCAATTGCACTATCAACCTTAGAAGATGGCTTTACTCGCTGTTGTGAATGGATCGGTATTCCAAATGATCCTGACTATAAAAAAGAAAATCGCCGACCCATGGCAGGCAGTCGGCAAGATCGACATATAGTATTTCACTCTGGCAGGCATATGGCTGCATCATTACTTGCTGAAGCAGTTGGACCTGAGCTTGCAAGGAAGGTAACAAGGCACAGAACCATCGCCGCCTTTGAAGGATATGCTGCGCATCAGACAGAAGAAGGGATGGAAACGGCGAGGCTCGCACTTTTTATTGAAAAGAAAAAGCCGACAAGAGCTGTAAACGATACGGATTCCAAAGAGTGATATCGGGCAGCTATTTCATCGCACTTATAAAAATTGAGACCGCGGCTCCCGCGACCGCCCCGATAGCCGCCCCAACGGGGCCTCCGATTGCTAGACCCGCTCCGGCGCCGGCCGTGATGATGGCGGCCGTTCGCCAGGCATCACGCTGGCGTTCTGCGCTTGCCTGAGCGGCAATTGCATCTACTAGATCCTGCTGGATCTTTTCTAGAGTCCGGCTATTCACTTCCATCAAGGATTCGGACCAGCTCGTTAAATCCTTCAGAGATAGCTTTAATCCTGATTGCTCGATCATTGACAGATCCAGCTGTTTCAGCAATTCGGAGACCTGCAGCTTTAGCGCTGCCGAGTCGCTCATCAAGCCGTCGCTCTCGAGCGAGAGCATCTGCGAGAGCAGCTTCAAAGTGTCCAATGACCCGGCCTTGTTCGATGAGCTGAGTGTTGAGGGCGCTTCGTTCAGCGTCGCCGTTGGCGCGGCCGCGGGCGTCTCCTGCGCGATAGCCGAAGAAGACACTAAAGCCAAGAAGAAGCAGAGCCACAATCCCCACGATCGCCGCTTTCGTCTTCGCATTTATCATTCGCCCTCCTTGAGCGATTTGGCCGCCTGGACGACCTCCTTGATCTCCTGGGTCGTCGTCAGGATCGGGTAAACGATCGACGCCACGGTCGTCGCCACGCCTCCCCAGAACGCCCACTGGGAGTCCTTCGCCGCGGCTATCCCGAAAAGGACCAAGCTGGCGAGGACGTATGCTGCCGCGTAGAGCCGACGGCTACTCTTGTCTCCATTCTTCTCCTGGAGAAAGCCGCTCACAGGTACTCCTTTGGGTTGATCCTGGCCGCGTAATCGTCGAGCTTCTTGGCGCTGTGGTGGATCTCCCAGTGGACGTGGAGCCCGGTGGGACCGGAGACCTGGCCGGCTGCCCCGATCGGCGCGAGGATGTCGCCGGCTTCGACCTCGACCTTGGCGGTCCGCATCAGGTGGGCAGGGAATTGGCCGAAGGCTGCTGTCTCGATGTAGTCCTGATATTTGAAATGGACCGTACTCTTGGCGCTCCCGTCCATGATTTCCTCGGGCCAGAAATGTGTGAGGAGGTGTAGTCGGTTCGTCTTCTTCTCGACGATCGCGATCACGGCGCCGTAGATGTCCTGGAAGTAGTTACGCCAGGGGATGTCCGTGATCAGGTTCTTTTCCTTTGCCGCCCACGCCCCGCCTGGTGCGCGGTATATAACGAAGCCCTGGGCTACTCCGTCCACCGGGCTCCGCGCGAGACCATCGCCGCCGGCAACGTCATAGGCGCCGTGGACGTGCCATCGCTTCTCCGGTGGAAGGTTGAGCGGGCGCATCTCGTCAAAGCCGGTCGTGATGGTTCCATTCCTGATCACGTTCATTTGGGCCTCACGAATAGGGCAGCGATTCCTGTGATCAAGCCACCTGCCCCGAAGACGACAGCGACTGCCTGTCCGAATCCCCAGCGGTGGTTTTCGATATGCGTATCAATCTTCTTTTCCACCTTTGCTACATCATCGTGAGATGCGAGAGAGCCTTTTCGGGTATCCCATTCGTCAATGAATCGATCGACCTTGCCCATAGTAGCAATAAGCATCTCTTCCCGTTCTTGCGTCATGCTGCCTCCTGCGGCTCTTTAGGCCAGATGATATCCATTGGGAATCCTATTTGCTGAGGAATATCTCGGAGATCTTGAATGTAACGGAGGAGAAGCTCTAATGATTCAGTAGGCTTGACTCCGAGTTGTTGTTGATCCCAACACCTTTCGACCCGCCACCGGACTGCAGCAATCAACCTGCCCCTCTTTTCCCTGGCTTCTCTTGCCACCCTGTTTTCTTCCATCTCCGTCGGGTCAAATCTAGTTCGGTATTCATCGATGGATATCTCTTCTTCGAAGAGCAAACTGGGGTCAATTCCGTTCGCCTCGGCGCGGCGGAGCATCTCGCCTTCTTCTGCATCTCGGAGCATCTCGTGAAGCGCCCCGGTTTCTCTCCAGCATGAAATTCGCATCTCCCCTCCTACGACCAGAACGTTGAAGCTGAATTAGCGCCAGAAACGCCAAGGCACCTAATCGCCACCGACGCACCCGCGCTTGAAGTCCTTAATTTGTAATTTCCTGGAGCGAGGGTCATATACTTCGGCGTGTAATAGTCCGTGGTAAGGGTATTTATGTATCCGCCGTTGTAACGAACATCTAGGTAAACCGACGGCCCATCTGTCTCTGCAGAAATTCGAATAAGGATCGTCTTATAAACCGTAAAGGTTATTCCTGCTGTGGCTGTGGTACTTTTCGTTCCAAGCGGAGCGGTGTCATCGTCGATCGCATAGCAGTCCACCCGGGACGGGGCGACCACGGCGCATGAAAGGTTTCCCGTCAAAGCCGCGGACGCGGCTCCAATCGCTCCGGTCAGGCTCAAGCTGGCGCCGGCGAACTGTCCGACTCCAGAAATATTCCCGCCGACCATCGTGAGGGCTCCGGCCAGGTAGAGCGCCCTGGAAAGGAAAAGGTCACGGAATCGGACGGCGTCCGATCCGAGGTCGTAGGTGGCGCCTGCTTTCGGCAGTACGTGCTTGGTTGCGATCGATGCAACCTGGGCGAGGAACGTCACCGAGCCCGAAACCTTATAGAACCCGTCTGCCGCGCCCTCGTCGGTAATCGAGTAGACCAGCTTCGTTCCGCCGCTGTGGGTGATGAGCGCGCCTCCGCTCTGGTAGGTCAGCGAGGTCACGGTTCGCGCGGTCCCATCGATCGTCATGCTTCCCGTTACCGCTCGCGCTACGCCTGGGGTGAATCCAGAAACCGCGTTGACGAAACTCGTGCCGGCCGAGTACAGGAGGTTCGAGGCGCTCGCGTAGCTGTTCGGGGACGTGATCGCCACCGATTTTACGCTCGTATAGAACGCCTGGTACGGGACGTAAAAGACCGAGAACGGGGTTGCTGAATTGGCAAAAATGATACACTGGGGGTGCGAGTATTTTGCCGTGGTGGTGACGGTTATGGCGTATGGATCTCCGAAGAAGGTGTCTTTCTGCCATCCGTGGATATAAAGCGAAACGGTATCACCGACGTTGAGCGCTCTGGTTACCTCAACGCCTCCGGCTTCGGTGATCCCATCGAAAAGGAGCGCCCCATTGACCGACCAATCGGCGACGGTTACTCCGTACAGAATGCTGTTTTTGTAATATCCGTAATGCTTGCAGAGGAATTTGTAAGTCCCTGCAACGGTGACCGTGTAATTGTAGGTAGTCCCGTCCAGGCTTTGGCCTGAAAAGTCGATTGCCTTGAAGTCTCCCGCGGCCGATCTCCTGGATGCCTGATTTACCGTGATCCCGAGCGCGGTCCCAGCGCACGATGCCAGGGCTCCGTCTACGGCGATCGAGGAGAGCGCGTTGTAAAGGTCGCCGCCGAACCACCGGGTCGCTGAATCAAAGGTGACTGAGGCTCCAGTCTGCTCGTCGAGGGTCTGCAGGGCGTCGTGGATCAGGGATCCGTAAAGCGTCGCCTGGTAGAGCTCGGCAAGTACCGCCTTGAGCTTCCCGTTGGATCCTGCGAATTTGAATCCCGCCGTGGGTACTCCGCTTCCGTTTTCCTGGTAGTTGCTGGAGCGGATGATCCCGTCGGCCGTCATGATGATCTCGTGGGCCGCCAGCTCCGCGATCGCCGCGTTCGAGGAGATGAGTTTCTTGATGTAGGTCATCGTGTCGGCGTTCGGGTTGGCCGCGTAGATGGTGTCCGCGTAGGCGAATATGTCCTTGGTCGCTCGCGCGATGTTGCCGGAGGTATTGCCCATTCCCCACTTCGCCGTTTCTTCGTTGAAGGCGTACAGGTTTCCCGGCGTCCAGGCGAGTCCGTTCCCGTCGGTCGTCTGGGGTCCGATATAGAGGACGGTGTCTCCGGTGACATATCCGGTCGTCCCAGGGATTGCGGTTACTGCTCCCTGGTGGGCGGAAAGCGGGACCGCGTCTCGCTTCTTCGTGAAGGTGAGGGTGGAGCTGAAGGATCCGCACGTCGCCGTGATGGTGAATGTGTCCGCGGCGTTGGTGACGTTGTCGGGGGTGAGCGTCTTGGAAAGGTCGCCCGTCGGAAGGACCACGCCGGCGCTGGCCGACCAGGTCACGGCGTCGGTCAGGTTCGTGCGCTCGATGGTGATGGCGATGCTCTGGCCGCTCTTGGCAACGCCCCAGTGGTAGTATTCGAATGCCGCAAGGCTGGCCTTCAGAAAGAAGGTCTGGGCGGGGGCGCCGGGGGCTCCGTTCGTTCCAAGCTCAACCCACGATCCAAATGAGCCGGCGCTGTATGTGCGAGAGAATGATTTGCTGGAGCTACCGGCTTTGCAGTAGAGGTACTGGACAAGGTAATTCGTCGCTCCGAGCGCCTTAACTTCTAGCCGGCATTCTCCGCTTATGAATCCTGCCGGGACGTTAAGAAGCGAAGAACAGACCGCGGTGCTGGCGGTCGAATAAATGGTGTCCTTTGTGATCTTGGCGTTGAGGTCGTCTCCGGTTACGAGGGTAACGAAGGACACCGCGTCGTTTCCTTGTTTTACCCTTGCGACCTCGAATCGCTTTGTGAGGTTCGAGAATCCTGCCCTGGTGGCCGTAAAATCGATGTATGCCGAATCGGCCGTAAGCGCCGAAACGGTGAAGGTCTTCCCTGCCAGCGTTCCGTCGATTCCGCTGGATTTCACCACCGAAACAGCCCAGAGGCTGGATTCGTCAACGCCTGCGCGGACGATGGAGAGCGTGGTGACCGCCGCCGCGAAGCTGGACACCACGCCTGAAGCGTCGGCGGGTAGGGCGCACCTGTCCAAGGACAGGAGCGGCACCGGGGAGTCGTTCTGGTCGTAAAGTGTAATCTGTCCGGTTCCTACCACGCCCATGCTTCTACCTCGCTAATAGTTGGGGTTGTTCGCGTCGACGAAGACGTTTGCGAGCCCGTCCACGTCGTCGCCCGTGATCGCCTGCGCCGCCGTCCCGGTGGTCGTTTTCTGGCCTGCCGTCGCCCCGTTGTTGGTGTAGACCCAGAGCTTGCCGCCGGCGAACTGGTTCAGGGTCGGCGCAACGGCGCTGAATCCGTTCAGCGGGGACCGGATCACCGTGTTGGTCGTGGTGGATCCCGAGCCGACCTCGAGGGAGAGAATCGCCAGTCCGTCCGCGCTGATCACGCGGATGACGTCGCCGGCGACCAGGGCCGAAGCCAGGGCCGCGTGGGTGAAGTTTCCGGTGATGCCCGCGGTGTTGGCCGAGATCGCCTTCGCTGCGCTCGTCTTCGCGGTGTCGATGAAGCCGGACTTCGATCCGTCCTTGGCGTAAATCTTCCAGGTGAAGGTGTATGCGCTGATGTCCGCGACCTTCGTCCCGCCGTACCAGACCTCGGGCGTGTAGTTGTTCGACCCGTTTCCGTTCTGGAATACCTGGGGGCCGTTTATCTTCACGTCGTAGGGGTCGGATACGTCGTAAACCTGGAAGTATGCCTGGTAGATGTTCCCATCTCCGTCCTTGGCCTGGACCATAAAAAGGCCGATGTCGCTGACCGCGTCCTCGCGGATCACGATGCTCTTGACGTCCGCCCAGGTTCCGTCTGCCGGGTTCGATGCCGCTCCGCCTGCGGTGGTCTTGAAACTGATTTTCCCGCCGGTTACCAGTGCGTGGTTGGCATCGAGCTGGTCGTTCACTCCGTAGGGGCTCACAAACCAGCGGTAGGTGGTTCCGGTGTCGTCGACGCCCCCGACACGCATAAGGTCGGCCGCGACCTCTGCGGTGTTCTTGGATCCCGACGGAGCGTTCTCGATGACCATCTGGCCGCGGGGGAGGACGTAGACCGCATTGGATCCCGCCTTCACTACGTTCAGGGTGATCATCGCGTTGACGTGGGTTACGAGGCCGGTGACCGGATCCGTGTAGTCGCCCTCGAAGTAGACCGAGTACGCGGGGTTCGCGGGGTCGATGTTCGTGGATTTGCTGATCGAGGAGGCGTTCGTTCCCAGCTCGCTTCCGCCGAGGCTCGTTCCCCACTTCCTGTTCGCCAGGTTCCCGACGACGTTGACGCCCTTGACGTAGACGTAGGCGGTCAGAACGTTCGCCGCGCTCGCGTAGTCCGGGTTGTACGATGTCGATGCCTCGTCCTTCGTGTAAACCTGGGACAAACCCTTGGAAGCCGCAATGAAAGCGGTAACCGGCGCCGCGTCGTTGTGATCGTAGAGGGTGATCTGCCCAGTCGCTACAACGCCCATAGATTCCTCCTATTCGGAAATTTCCAGGGAGTATGTGGCCCTGGCATATATCGAGTCCGTCGTCACTTCGACGGTCCGGTATCCTGTCTGATGGTTGATATTCCACACCGCGTCTTCACTGGTGGGGAAAAATGATTTTCTGGTCCATTTGAAAGCCGAGTCGGGGAGGTCATTCGTTATCTCCACTCCGTTCCTGAAAGCCCGCCCTATGAGGGTTGTTGTGACGCTTTGGCCTGGCCGGAACTTGTCACCATTGGTGCTTTCGACGACGGCCGTCATGTTAGCCCGGATGCACCAGACCCAATCGCCTAGATAGAATTCATCAAGTTCTCGATCTGCAGTAGCTTGGTAGAGTATCCCCTCAGCAATCCAGAGATCTCCGCGTTTATATGGGCCTATGGGCTGATCAAAAAACGTTCGTGATTTAAGGTCAGCGTACTGTTCAGCGGCAGCTTGTGCAGCAGCCGCCTGCGCAGCAGCGATGTCTAGAGTTATGGCCTTTTGAGGAGAAGTAAGAATTGCAGGGTTGAATATTGGGGTCGAAACATACAGTCCGACTCCTTCACAGTCGATTGAGAAGCTCTTTGGATCCGATCCATCTACTACCTTCACAACGCGTAATATCTGCAAAGCCCCAAGAAGTTCAGCGTCTTTTAGTAGAACGATTTCTCCAGGGATAAGCTCAGATTTTTCCTGTATTGTAATTTTTTTAAATGTGTATTGGTACGTCGAATATTTGTGCCAAGCTGCACGACCCTTGGCAAGACGCTCGGCCGGCGTCTTGGTATTGATGATCTTGCTCTCAATCTCTTCTCGCTCATCTGAGTTTGCTATGATCTCATCAGAAACCTTATTTTTTTGGTCCTTGATTGTAGCATTGCCCACGATTCGGAGCTTCGTGATTACTCCACCAGTGGAGGAGTGGAAACGCAGAAGCATCCCGAGGCCATCTTCAGTAGAATCCTCAAGGGTCACGTCACCAGTGTGAGCCCATTCAAGCATGGCACCTTCAACACAGATAAGTTCTTCATTTTCGATTTTATATGCGCCCCGCACAGACTCCCCAGCCTCTGCGCCGTTGGGGTAGTAGGCCCCTGCGAGAACGGGGATCGAACAGGGCAGCGATGCCGTGGCGCCGGTCGTGTCCTCGAAGACCGTCTTACCAACAAGCGTCTTAAGCGACCAGTACGTGACATCGACCGCTTCCTCTTTGTACTCGTCTCGCTTCGCGGAATAACCTTCCGCGATGTTACCGCCCGATCCGGTCTTGATCGTGGCTGTGGGCGAATAGCTCTCGGGTGCAAGGTCGTACAACTCGATGACGCCGGCACGCGTCGGGCGTAGGGTGTAAACCGTATCGCGGAGGATTACTTCTATCTTGGAGCGAATGGACGCGGCTTTGTCAGTACCGTCCACAGTGTATTTCGTCACGGTCGTATCGATTGCAGCGAGGTTTAGCTCGGAATCCTGGAAACCCGCAAGGTAGAAAAGCTGATGCAGGATCGACGCGGCTTTGTTGGTCGGATCTGATACCTTGTAATCCGACCACACAATCGAGGTGCGAATCTTCTTGCCTTCTAGGCGGTAGAAGGGATCCACGCACTCACATTCGAGCACCTCGATACGCAGCTGCCCGACTTCTACCTTGACTGTCTTGCGGATCGTGCCCGCGAAGTAGGCCGCCCCGTCGTGCGTAATGATGGCAGCAGGATCGGTGGAAGCGGCAAGAAATTGATTGACGAGGGAGACATTATTACGTAGGGCGAACTGACATGTGCCAATGACAGGCTTAAGGCCGTTATGGATCTGTCGCGTTCGCTTGATCGGGTACTGCCCGACGAGATACGCCGTATAGTCGACGTAGCCCGAGCCGAAGTCGATCTGGACTTCGTACATCAGGCTACCCCCAGGACGCCAGCGGCTTTTTGCTCGCGGGTGATCATCATCACAAAGTCATGGAATCCGCCGTCCCCTACCATCTGTCCGACGTTGAGATAAAAGTTATTCGTGATATCGCGCTGCTTTTCGTAGGTAGCCGAGGATCCGGTGGTTCCGCTATACGAAGTACCTCCGGTAGCCGAGAGCGATGCAAGATCGATCGTAGACAGCGCCCCGTTATTGAGCGCGACGGTATCCATGTGAACGCCGAGCCACCCAAGAAGAAAGTTGACCACCTGGACGATGCCGTTGTAGAGCCAATTCCCGGCGGTGATTACCGCGTTGGCGAAGGGTACGATCGCGTTGTTATAGAGCCAAACGAAGCCCAGCGCGAGAGCGTTAATGATCGGCCCCAGCGTGGAAATAATAGGCGCAAGCATCTGCCCGAGAGTCGTCCCGACAACGCGCAGGATACCCACAATCGGTGCGAGAACGGTGTTGATGAGGGGGCCGAGCACGTCCATCATCGCCGCAAAGATGGTCTGCAAAGGGGAAAGAATCGCCTGGACAGATGACAGCGAGGTGAACATGCCGCCGAGCTGGTCAATGATCGGCGAGAGCGCCGCGCCCAGCTTCTCGAGCCACGTCGGGGCCACTTGTTCGACTGCGCCGTTGCCATTGTAGGCGAATGCGGCCGCTCCGGCGCGAAGATCGGAGCCAGGGCCAACCGGCTCATGCTGATTGACAGCATTGCCGAGAAAGTCCGTCGCGCTCGGGTTTTGCATCGCGGCGGTAACAGCGGGCGCAGCTTCAATGACTGCGTCGGCTATTTGCTGGCTCCAATCATCAGGGAAGGTTGGGAGTTTGTACTCGCCGAGGTATTGCGGGGTGTACCCGGCATTAGTGCTATTTCCAAGAAAGTCGGTGCGGGGCTGATTCTGCATGGCGGAAGTGATCGCCGGCGCAGCCTGGATCATGGCGTCGGCAAGCTGCTTCTCCCAATCGTCAGGGAATGGATTGACGCTCAAATCATTGCGGAAGGTGGCCGAAACGTCGCCAAACTCCATGGCTGACGGATCGAAGGCATACGCGGCGGCGGGATCGCGCCAAGCGCGCGCGAGGTCGGATGCCGAAAAAGCGCCCTGAAACGGTGCAGGTTCCGCGACACTTAACGATGACGCAAAATTAGCCGATGTTACGGCCGAGAAATTATTAGGATCAAAGGCGAACAGGTCAGGAGACACAAGCGCCGAGTCAAGCATTTCCTTGATCTTAACCTTGAGCTTGGTGGCGGCCGGGCCAAGATCGAGCGCGTCAATGTCAAAATATCCTTCCTGCGCGTTCGCCCAAAAGTTCTTGCTTCCATCGGTGCCATAGGGGTGGAGGTTGTTGCGCTTAATCCATTGCGCCATTTCCTGATAGAGCTTTTCGACGGCTTTATAGTTAGCCTTTGCCTGCTTGGTGGCTTCATCATCGCCGCCAGATACAAGGTTCTTTGCGGCGGCTGATTTCACATCAAAAGCATCTTTCCATTCGCCAGTTGCTTTGCGGTAGGCAAAAATCCACTTTTCAAGCTCGCTCTGCAATTGCGCAACGAGCTTGTTGGCGTTCGCGTTCGCTTCCTTATCGCTCGGAACGGTTCGAGCCTGGCGCTGGGCGAGGTAGGCGAGTTGAAGCTGGGCCTGAACGCGGTCAAGGTTGCCTTTGGCTTCAATGACAGAGACATCTTCAGAGGCGTCTTTTATGTCGTAGTAGGCGGCTTTATATTCTGCGGCTGTCGCCCATTTGTTCGCAAGGTTGGTCAAGTAAGTAAGGAAAGGCTCATAGACTTGAACGGCAGAATGCCCGAGCGCGGCTTTCAGATCGCTGAACGCATTCTTGAAGTTCTTTAGCTCAACATCGGTTGTATTGGCGAGCTTGGCCGCGAAGCCTTTGTATTGCTCGCCTACGACATTGATGCCCTTGCCGGCCTTGAGTTCTTCGTCAGTGAGGTCTTTTAGCGCGGGGATGAGCTGGCCGATACGGCCCTCGCTCCCTGAATACGTTTTGTTCAATTCCTCGACAGCGGTGCGCATATCCTTGCCCGTCGCCGTCGAATAGTCGGCTGCAACCTGGATTAGTTGCTTGATCTGCTGTTCATTTCTCCCGGCGGATGCCAGGAAGGCTTCCATTGACAGAATAGCGCCATCGTCGGCGCCGGTAAGCGTTGCCATTTCCTCCGCGTACTTGCGGAGGCTTTCGCCACCTTCTCTTGTGATCGATCCCGACAGCTTCATGGCGGCGTTAAATTGGACTTGCTCGCGCTGCCATGTAGCGTATTCTTTGACGCACTCGGCGGAAGCCCTGGCAATTGCCAAGACCGCCGCCGATACCGTCGCCGCGATTGCGGCAGGAGCGGCGAGCTGTGAGGCGACAGACTGAGAAGAGGAGCCGAGATCAGTCAGCCCTTTCTTGGCGTTCCTTGCGGCTTCAGATACAGTTTCGCGCCCGTTTATCTCTACGGTTACACTGCTCATTTGCCCGCCTTCATCTTTTCGTTACGCCGCTCAACCCATCGCCCCTTCACAACGCTGAAAATTTGCATGTCAATCGCTGGTTGCTCGGAGAGCGCACCAGGGTGGTAGAAGTGCGCCCACGCTCCGTCGCCGTCGATCATCTGTGTCATGTCCACCACCCACGGCCCCCAGGCCGCCATCGCCTCGAGCGGGTCAACCCCGCCCACCTCTCCACACCCTTCTTCAAACATCGCGCCGTCGAAGATCCAGTCCGTTACGTCTCGGAGGAGCTCGGCGTCTTGCTTGCCAAAGGGAGGTTCTTCTCCTGCACGATTGCGTAGACTTCATCGAAGACGTCCGGATATTCGACAAGCTCGCGTGCCCATTCAAGCGTCCCACCCTGCGGCTCCCCCGCGAAGTTGTGCGCGTGGATGCCGTAGGCGATCTCGACGACTTTCGTGTCCAGGCCAGACAGCTCGCCAGCGGTCAGTGATTCGGCCACCGCGTCCATGAGCCGCGCCTGTGTGTCGGCGGACATCTCCCCGGACATGGCGGCCAGCTCCGATTTCTGGACAGGCGCGGCCTCGGCCATGATCGCCTTGCGGACCGACGCCTTGCGCATCTGTTGACGCGCGAGGACGGCGGTGACTTCAGCTTGGCCTGTCTTGGACAACTTCCGCGGCTGTATCCAGAAACCGGGGAGCGAGGCTAGTTCGCGGCGCTCGCCGTAGATAGAGCGATCCGCCGCGAGCTTCCAATTGATCGCCGGGGTTTCCGGCTTTTCAGTTTTCTTCGTGCTCATCAGTAGGCCGCCGAGTCGGAGGTGAGAATGGACACAATCGCGGGGGGCTCGTAGTCCGTCGCGCCGCCGGGGTTGAACGCTTTAAACTTGATGTCGAGGTCGAGTATGTCGCCGTTCGCGAGGCGCTTTGGCGTCTCGGAGATTTCGGCGTAAGGAAGCTCGATGAGCATGCAGCCCTTGACGGAGAGGAGGAACGAGTTTTCGACCTCAAAGTAGAGGAACTGCATCGGGACGCGCTCGCCGGTCTCGGCCTTGGGGCGCTCGAGGATCGACGTAGCCGTGAGCCTGAGCTGAACCTCGCCGCCGTCGATGACGAACTTTCCGCGCTCGACGTAGGAGCGATCGAGCGAATCCTGGCCGTAGCCGTCCTCAAGCATGGAATTTCCGAACGCCACCGCGTGCTTGCGGGTCTCGGAGTACTTCGTACCTGCCAGCGACGTAAACCCGGCGCCGAACTTGTAAGGCTTGCCCGTGGGTGCCGTCAGCGCAGAGGCGGTCTGCCCTGCGGTTTCCGTCATGCCGAGCACGTCCAGGTCAGCCTCAAGGTCGGCCTTGAGCGCAGCGGAAAGGCTGAGCTTGTTCATATAATTTCCGGCATACAGGTAGTTGTCACCCGCGCCGTCAACCTGGATTGACCATGGGTCGCGCTCAGTGCCTAGAGTGAGGTCGGGGGTGAACTGGTGAAGGTACGCGCCGGAACCGGAGCCGGTGAGCCAGAGGAAAGCCCACTTGCCTTTAGCCTGGTAGGTGGCCGTCTTGACGCTTGCGATCGTGCCGGAGCCCAGGCCATTGACGAGCACGGCCTCGTAGTCGGTGTATGCGTCGATGAGCGCGACGAGCTCGGTCAGCGTGTCGTTCCCGGTCGCCGTCAGCGTAATAGTGCCGCCGGTGCCGAAATTGGTGTCGAGAGTCTCACTTCCGGCCACGCCGATGTAGGACTTGATTGTCTTGCCGGTAACGTCACAGACGATCTTGCACGAACCCGAAGAACCGGTGTACCTGATGCGCACCTGGCCCATAATCTCCACAGGCGTGGCCTCAGTGCCGAAAATGCCCTTGAGTACCATGCCCCATCCGGCGCACGGCCGCGGCGAGAGCGGGATGCCGCCTTTAACATCGGCGGACACAGCATATTCGCCGGAGTCCATACCGAGCCCCGCAATGAGCGGATCGGTCTTTTTTGTGATGTCCCTATCGAGGGACCCGATATCGCTGATCGGCAAGACAGCGCTGCGCGCTACGGCAGTTCCGGGCGCGGACTTGCTTTCTTTCCCGATCGTGTATTTCACACCATGCTTCAAGGCCATAAGCCCTCCCTCCGGCTGCGCCGGTTATTCGCACGTAATTTCGTACTTGGCAACGAGATCGGCGACCATGAAACCAGCTCTGGTCTCCGGCGACTCTGCCACATCCATCATCGTGAGCTTGATTTCATTGAAGAGTCCGTTGAGCGTCACGTTTTTTCCGATTGCCATGGTCAGCGCGTCCATATACCGCATAAGTGCCACGCCGATTCGCCGCTCAGAGTTCTCCTGCACGGCGAGTATCACTTTCATATTCAGCGTCACGATGTCCGAGTTCTGCCCGGACCACTCGACGCCGACGTTGTCCAACACGAGGAGGAGATACGGGAATGGCCCTGCTTTCGGAACAGTCACGCCCACCGATGCTTTCTTGATCGCCAGCGGTGTGTTGTTTTCATCGGGCATATCAAACGCTGACGGGAAGTCAGTGTCGCTCGGCCACGTTGCCAGCTCGGCTGAGGCGAGTGCGAGATATTCCGGGAGGTAGGTAAGGAGCCAGATCGCAGTCTTGTAAACCTTCGGCTCGATATTGGCGTAGTTCAATCAAGCCCTCCTGGCACGTATACGCCTTGTTTTGCCAGCTTCTTGATCTCTTTGCCGATGACTTCCTCTTCCGTCTTTGCAAATGCGATCGTCCAATCGAAACGCTTTGACGAGTCCGTCATAAAGGGCCTGGCCTCGCCGTGGACGCTCTTGGTAAAGACGAGCGATCCGTCGGCAGCCATGAAGCGCAGGGTCTTCGCGGTTTTAGGCTTGATCGTGTAGCCGCCGGCGTGTTCATAAATATTGGCGAGTTTGATTGATGTCGTATTGATAGTGCCAGTTGCCTTATCTTTGATGCCCTTCGAGCCGACTAGGTAGACAAAGCGCCCGCCCTTTTTCTTCCCCACGACGATGGACTTGTCGAGGTCTCCGGAAAATCGCCCAAGGTACTGCCCAGACAGGTAGTTGGTACGGATGTCTTTGCGGTAGCGATAAGCGACGATGCGGATGACTCTGTCTGCTAGTTTCGGAGCATGGTCGCCGAACTGCGCCATGTCGCCTTCGAGATTACCCTGGACCGCGACTTGTATCTGGATCATAAGCGCCTGTCCACAAAGTCTTCGAGCATCGACCGGACATTTATGGGCATATCCGTCTCCCAGGTCGTGCTCCCGCCGCTGGCGTTGCTCTGCGATCTGATACCAACGCCACCAGAGGTGCCGTAGCGCCCTGATACCCAGCGCACTAGTTCCATGCAGGCGCCCTGGAGCACTTGCCAGCGCGGATCTGTAGCTAGGATTCCCGCTGTGCACTCGAGCTTCACGACCCCGCGCGCGTCCGGGAACACGCCGGAGTAGAGCCTGATAATCCCGGATTCGGCGTCGATCTGGTAGTCGGTGATCTCAGTATTCGCCCCGAACTCGCGCGCGGAATCGACATAGAGGTGCGCCACAGCGGTGATCGGGTAATGGGGCACGACGATTCTGTCGCGCCCACAGCCATCGAGAATGAGCGCAGTCGCCCCGGAATATGCGGTCGTCTTAAGCGATCTCCTCGTGTAAAGCTCAATCCGGCTGGAAGATTGGTTGATGAGGAGCTGGTACTTGTCCACCTCGTCGACCGAGATACTCCCGAAGACAGCGGCGAACTCTGCAGAGGTGACGATCGCGTTTGTGGCAGCGGCTACGCTCATGGTTCAGTCCTTAGCCCACGTGGTGAGGGCGGCCCTTGATGACCTGCGCAGCGATGGGCGTCCCAGTGCCGTGGGTGCCCGAGAAGTCGGCGAGGAGCTTGACGTAGGGCTTACCGCCGATGTATCCGAACTGCTCCACGGTGGCTGCGGCATGCGCAGCGACGAGACTCTTGATGATGCCGCCGGTTCCCACCTCGGGCGCCCCGACGAGGTCGGATGACTCGACAGCAGTGTAGGTAGAGTCGTCGTCGGAGTGGGTGAGCTTGAACTCGATCTTATTCGTGTCGCTGAAGGTGATGCCTCCAGCTCCGATCTCTAGAGCGATCTCGGCCGCCTCGAATCCGACGAGGTCTACGGCGACAGGGGTATTGTCAGCAGCGTAGGTGGCGGCAGGGATCAGCGAGACCAGATTTACCAGTCCATGTATCTCTTTCATTGGATACTCCTTGTAGGATATTGGCGGCCCCATACGGGGCCGCTGCGTTGAGCGATCAGCTCGCCGCGATCTTGAGCAGCTTGATCGCCTCGAAGTTGACGACATCGCCACCGACGCGCTTGTAGGTGCGGAATTTCACCGCGCCTTCGGTCGTGTAGGGGTCGACGAGGATCTTGATTCCGCGGCGGTCGATGATCTGATACGCCGCTTTCCAATCCGCGAAGGCGAGTGCGTAGGCGTTGGCTGCCACGTCAGGCATGTGGTCGTCCTCCACCACGGGATATCCGGCGAGGATGTCGGGCTGGCCGAGCACGAAAGAGGGCTGCCAGAGGTAATTGCCCTGGCCGTCCTTCCACTTCCTGATCGTCGCGAGGGTGAGGTTGTTCGTGAGGAACTTGCCGTTCCTGCGATACTTCGACTTGAGGGCGTGGATGAGGTCGATGATCTTGTCGGAGGGGTTGGTGGTGGCGAACGCCGCGGCGGCGCCCGAGGCGATGTAGCCGATGCTGCCCCAGGCATAGGACGCGTCGGCGACGATGTTGTGGGAGAGGAAACCTCGCGCCTTCTTCATTGCGTTCCCATCGATAAACCAGCCGTCTTCTGTCTCTGCGAACGCGATCCCCGCCTCTTCGGCAAGCCAGGCAGCCACGTCGAAGTCGATGTCTTCGAGGGATTCTTCGGTCGCGGCCGGCCGGGTGCGGAGGTTGTGGGCGAAAATCTCGATCCTGGAGAAGGAGGGGGTGTCTTCGTTCCCGTTCTTCTCGTCGCCTTCGTCGTCACCGCTCGCCGTAAGCCCACCCTTGTTCATGAGCTTGACATAAGACGTCTTGCCAATGGTTTTGACATTGGCGAGGCTGCGCATCGCGCAGGTCTCCGAAGCGACGCGGCCGATTTCGGAATCGATCTCCGGGATCACGACGAATCCACCGTCGGCGTTGACGCTTGCCGAAACTTTGCTCACGAACTGGCTGGAGCGATCCCTGTTACGCATCCACGTGGTCAGCTCGGCCGCCACCGGGGATGGGCCCCTATTCCCTGTCTGTCCGGCACCGCCTAGGTTCATGCGGTTGATCTGCGCTTTCGCCTCCGTGATCGCCGCCTCGCACACGGCGAGCTTGGAGTCGAGTTCGGCGTGACCCTGGCCACCTTCGATGGCTTTCATGCGGGCGTCGTTCGTTTCGCGGAACGCCTTGAAAGAAGTCCCGAGGTCGTCGAACGCTTTCTGGATTTCAGCATCCATGATCTGCTCCTTAATAAAAGACTTTGCGCAGCTCAGACAGAGCCGCGATAATTTCGCTCTTGGCCCCGGTCTCAGGCTTCTCATCATCCCGATGAGCCGCCTTCCATCCGCCAGAGGCGAGAGCGGCCGCCTCCTGGCGAGAAGCGCCTGCATCCCGCAGGAACTCCTCGAAGTCTCGAATAGTCTTGATTCCCTCGTATTTCTCGCGCATGGCGAGTGCAGCCCGAGGTGCGTTGCGGAAGCCTAGGCCCGACACGTCGTAGAGCGCGGCGGCCTTGACCGCTTCCTGGATCTCGGAGGCAAAGCCGGCGTCTAGAGCTTCTTGCTCGGTCAGCCACGTCTCCGCCGTCATAAGGTTCCTGATTTCCTGCTCGGTCTTGTTCGAGTGCGCTACGTAAATCCCGACGATCTGGTCGCCCATCTTGTCGAGAACATCAGCATCGTGACGGAGTCGGTCAGCGTCGCCCCAGGTGATCGTCCAGGGGTTGTGAATCATCAGGTAGGTGCCTTCGTCCATCTTGAGCGAGCGGCCAGCAAGAGCGACGACGGAAGCCATAGAGGCCGCAAGGCCGACTATTTCAACGTCCAGCTTGTCGCTTACGGTTTTCAGGATGTTGTAAATCGCCATGCCGTCCGTAACCGATCCGCCAGGAGAGTTGATTGTCAGGTGTATCGACTTTGCGGACTTGGCGAGGTCAAACTGCTGCTTGAACTCGGAGACCGTGATTCCCCAGCCGCCAATCTCGTCAAAGATGGACAGCTCCGCGATGTCGTTTCGTACGTCGAGCGAGAACCACTTGGTGCGGATCATAGCCCCGCCTCCTTCTTCTTTGCATTTTGGATTTCTGCGAGCGAAAGGTGGCTGTCGCCGTTCTCTGCAGGATCGGTAAGCGGATTCTCGTTTTCCTTAGAGCGCACTTCGTTTTTTGAGAGCCACCCACCATCGCGTGCAAGTTTGTACGCCTCATATCGGCTCTTGATGTCGCCACGCAGAATCGCGTCAAGATTGTGCTCGGGGAAGTACCACTCCGGTGCCGAGAAAAGCTGGCGATGCAGAGCCTGCTCAAGGTTCACGATCCACGGGCGGATGCAGTGGACGACGAACGAAAGCATGAACTGCTCGGCGGAAGCATAGGTTGCTGTGTTGCTGTCAGATTGCAGCAGGAACATAGGCACACGGAACAACCCCGCGATATCGGCTCTCTGGAAGCGTCGGGTCTCGATGAACTGAGCGTCCTCGGCGGTGACGCTTATTTTTTCAAACGCGGCATCGTCACCTAGTACATGGACCTTGTTAGAATTCCCTGCCCCGCCGTGGTCATCGATCCATGCCTCGCGGATCAAGTCAGCTTGCCCCTTGGCGAGCTTGCTCTTGATCTTAATCACGCCGGACGGAGTCGCCCCGTTCTGCCAATACTTTCCGGTGTACTCCTGCGTGGCGAGGGCAGCGCCGAACGACTCGCGGGCATCGCCTATTACCGATCTTCCAAAAATTCCGTCGGAGGAGAGGCCGCGGACATGAAGGACGCTAACCCCTAGCCTCGGGAACGGGCCTAGTATCTCGCCATCTTTCCCAGTGAAGGTATAACGAAGGGAGTAGTCGGGGAGCTGTTCAATCTTGGCCGTGTCCGGGTTCATGGGGATGAGATCATCAACGAGCATGTCGCCGTGATCGAGCGCGAGCGCGTAGTAGTTGCCGCGCAAGAGGAGGTGCGTAAAGAGCTGGACGCGCCAGTCGAAGGAGGTCTGCCAGGGATTTGGGCGCGTATGGAGGACCGTATAGAGCGGGTGTGTCCTTGATACCTCTCGACCGCCGGAGACAAGTCGATGGTAGATATCCAGAGGGAGCGATGCGCAGGTTTCTGCGATAATCCTGACACAAGCGTTGACAGTAGAGATACGCATCGCACTTTCAGCGGTAACGCTCATTCCTGCAGCAGAGTCATATACCCATCCTGCAGCAGTGGCGAGCTTCTTGATCCAGTCAGGATCAACGAGAGCCTTGAAGGCAAACGCGGCGCGATCTCGTAGCTTCATCATCCGATGATCTCCTCGGCCATGAGCTCACGGCCTGCGTCGTCGCCTGCGATCGTTGCACGCCCCACCGCCATGATCGCAGCCACGATGCCGTCGATACGCTTTCCCGACGTTTCCCGGCGCGGCTTCATTGGCATGATGTTTCCCTGCCGGTCGCCCTTGACCTCTGTGCATGCCATCATCCAGCGCAAGATCTGGTGACCGCCGTGGTTGATCTGGCTCGAGCGGACAAGGCGCTCGAAGATATCGGAGTAGATACCCATGGGGTTGTAGCGCTGCGCGGTGGAGACCATGCTAAACTCAGCCGAAAGATGGGTGACCACCTCGCCGGCCTTGAATGGATCGAAGGCGATCTCGTCGATTATGTATTGCTCGCCAAGTGCCCGGATTTCGTTCTCGATGTAGTCGAAGTCTACGACATTGCCGTCGGTGGCGATGATAAGGCCGTCGCGCACCCATTGCGTATATGGAACTTTGTCCTGGCGTTCGCGCTCAAGAAGGTTGTCTGTCGGCATAAAGAGCCGCCAGATGAGCTTCCAGGGCTCTCCGGGTTCGACCGGACGGAACGCCAGAGCGACTGCCGTCAAATCGGTATTAGTCGAGAGGTCGAGGCCGACGGTACAGTGGCGCCCCTTGAGCGTTTCTTCGTCGACCTCGCCCATGCAGTTCATCCAGGCTCCATCATCAATCCAGCGGGAGAAGGTCTGGAGCCAGATGTTGAAGTTCTTAGTCTTCACGTCGCGAGCGCGAGCCGGCGCAGCGAGCGCAATCTGGACGCGGCTCTCAAGCTGCTGAGGGAAGACCGACACACCAAGGTTCGGGTTGGCCTTGATCCACACCGCGGGGTTGGCGAAGTCGTCTCCGTCATCGAGCGTGTAGATCATAGCGAAGACATCTTCCGGCGCTGGCTGAAGGGTCTTATCGAGTATTCCGATGGCGAGGGGCCGTTCGACTTGATAACAGGGGCCGTCAAAGTTTGTCCCGGCAGTCGTGAGGATGAGCGTCAGCGGCTGGAGCCTAGCCATCATGCCCGACTCGAGTACGTCGAGGATCTCGCTGGTCGGATGGGCGTGGTATTCGTCGATAATTGCCAGAGAAGGATTCAAGCCGTCTTCGGTCTTTGAGTCTTGCCCGAGCGGGCGCATACGAGAAGACCAGTCAGAGATGGACCTACCTTTGGTGTCGAGCTGAGTCTTGACGATGTACTGCTTCGACTCGTAGGTCTTGGCTTTGGTCTTTAGTATCGGGTGCCTCTCGATCTGCAATCGGGCGATGCGCCACGCGAGCGAAGCTTGTTCTTGCTTTGTCGCCCCAAAGTAGACTTGGCATCCGGGATCCTCAGGACGGTCGGCCCAGTAAATGACGTTAGCCATCGCCGCAGCGAGGGTGGTCTTAGCGTTCTTGCGGGCAACCTCGAAATAGACATGCCGGAATCGGCGAGTTCCGTCAGTCCGGCGCCAGCCGAACACGTTTCCGACGAAAAATTTCTGCCACAGCTCAAGCACGATGCGGTTGTCACGGCCGCCCATAGTCGATGCGCTCGGGCCTTCAACGTGTCGGAGTTGCTGGATAAAAGCGATGGCATGGTCAGCACGAGCCTCGTCGAAGTGATATGGAAATCCGGGCGTATCCTGGCGCGCGAGATCGTTGAGATGGCGCTGGCAGGCAAGCTTGACATACTTGCATGCGATAATCTCGCCAGAAAGCACCTTCTCGGCGTAGACCACCTCCGGGCGGAGACCGAGTGCTATCACGAGTACCGCCAAGAGGAACGCACTATTTCGCCTCAAGGAGAGCCTCCATCGGGTCGTGTCTCTCTGGTTCCCTCGCGGGGAGATCGATCCTGGAGCGCGATGCGGGGGATAGGCCAAACTCTTTCAAAAGAGCCGAGTAACGTTCAAAGGCGCCTTTCATGGCGGTGTACTCGGGCATGGTCTGAGAGTTGCGGCCAAGAAGGTATTGAGCGATCGTTATCTTCTTGCGCTTACCGTCTCCATCGGTAATGTGAGTAATCGCCTCCTTCAGCTCGCGATATATGCCGTATTGCTCACAAAGAACCTCGAGCGAATACGTGTCGAGCGTCGTAAGCATCCCAAGATCCTTAAGTTCTTTCGCATTGTCATCCCACATCTTTTTTGCCCATCGGTTGAGATGGCTAGGAGCCTTGGGGAGATCATGAAGAACAGGAGGATCGGGCTCATTTTTGGGAGCTTCAGTCGCACGGAATGTGCCTTTCAGAACCTTAATTTTTGTAGGGATTCGGTCCTTAGGCATGCCTTACCCCCTTACCCCTCGAATCCGTAGAGTGAAAGCTTGGGTACCCGCTGCGGTCTATGTTTGAAAGCTCCAAAGATGCAGATATCCCCCCATCCGATGCTTTTCTATGACCGAGTCCGCCATCTTCATGATTGGTTTTGCGCGTATGGTCAGCATGAAGTCTTGGAATTAAGCGGTATTTTCGATGATCCGGTTCTACTGCAGAGTTGTATCTTGGGACGTGATCGATGTCGTAAAGTGGCCAGAGATTCGCAGGAATTCCCGCAGTAGTGAGAACCTCTCGCCTAATTTTTTGCCATTCATACCCGTAGCCGCGTCGCGCCGATGAGCCACGATGTTCCACGCCGCGGACAATGCCAGTCTGCCTGAGCGATGCATGAGCATCACAAAAACCTGAGCGATCATTCGTCAGGTTTGGACAGAATGGAGTGCGGCATTGGCGCGCTGGCTTTATCGGCATCAAATCTCCTAAGCGCCACAGACATAAAAAAAAGGCGAGGCCAAGGTCCACACATTGCTGTATGGATCTTGGCCTCGCCTCTGATGTCAGGAGCGTCGGTCAATCATCGGAGCTTCGTTACCCGTTTTCCCTATCTTCATCCCTGATATCAAGGACGTCAGATAGCAGATAAATCGCCCCGCTATATTCTACTTTCTATGTCCATTTACTGCACACTCAGCCTTATTTGTCAAGGATTTCTTCTTCGTTACCTTGGTTGATGCAACAGATATAATTTCACCTGCATGCACCTGAATTTCAACCTTGCCGTATTCAATATCGGCCAACGCTTTTCGTAGTTCTTCCATTTCATTGCTTGTCAGTATCATTGTCTGCAATTCCTCAACATTTCATTATCGCTTATTCTTCTGAATTGATTCCTTAACATTTTCCCATTCTGAGACAATTGGAGGAGCGCTCCTATGAAATGGATTATCGGGCTCTTTATAGACAAGTTCTGGATAAGGCCAGGCCACTTGTCGAAGGGTATCGCCAATAGTGATCAGTGCCTTAATGCTCTTCTGCAAATCTTGAATCCAATGTTTATCCTTCACCTGCTGGCTCAGCAATCGTTGGACGTCACGTTCAAGTTTTGCTTTCTCCCTTCGTTCCTCGACAAGCGCCCCGCGAAGAATAATGCCTAAGGCAAGTGGATTATCCTCGCTTAAGCCAGTCCGCTTGGTTTCCGCATTCGCAAAATAGGCTAATGCCTTTTTCACTAGCACATCTTCGGATTTCATTCTCTCTCCCTTTTTCACCGAGGGCTAAATGCCGGCACCCTTCGAGCTTCGAGTGATGCGATAAATGCCGAAAGCTTTTGAGCGTTCTCTTTTCGCTCTGCTTCAGGAATTTCCTCCTGGCCAAAGACATCAGCGGAACACCATCGCTCCGTTTGATTCTTCTTAGCCGGAGCAGCATTCTGCATCAGCGAGAGGATCTCCTGAATATTCTTGACGAAACTCATGAACGAGAATGCCCATTGTCTGCGATCCATCGGAGTATCCTTCGATGCCCGCTTACATGCAAACCATAACTCGCGCCAATGGTCGAAGTAATAATCAACAGCACGTTGCGCTAAGGCAATATTCCCTCCCAACAACGAGAGCAGCTCTTTGCCAAGCATATTGGCCCGCTCGTCAGGCATTAAGGTCAATCCCGTCACCTGATTATACTTTCGGAACCAATAGCTTGCGATTCTGAATTGTGGTACAGCAGTCTCGTCTTCGTGGTGAGCACCAGGCGCCCCGGCAGGTTCTTCGTTTTGCTGGGGTGGTTGCTCCTCGCGCGCGGGCGTCTCCTCTTCTTGTTCTTCTTGCTTATTAGGCTTGCTTGCTCTCATGATACTATCATGACGCGTCATGACGTCATCATGACCCATCATGACGGCATCATGATTTTCCTTGGCAGCGGCTATTAGCTTGCGGAAATTGGGGTTTGATGTCATTGAAAGGTCCATCCGCTTCAGCAGCTTGAAGCAGAAAATCCTGTCATTGGACTCCTCGAACAGCCCAAGCTCGATGATGTACCGCATTATATCTTCGACGATCTGAATACCCGACATGCCCGCTGTACCATGAATATGGAGGTTGTCCGCGATGATCTCCGAATCATGCTCCAGCTCGAATGTCAGGTTCGATTCCGAAACCTCGGCAGCTATGAGCTCAAGGCAATGAAAATAGATCGCATACCCAACCGCCCCGTGGCGGATGAGTAGCTTCTTTATCTTGGCGTCTTGAGTTGCGTCAGCATCGTGCTTAAACCAGTTCATATTTTCCTCGTGTTGTTGTAGTCGCTTACTAGGTGTTTGAAAGTCTTCGATCAAGCATACCGGCAGGCTATCTCAAGCCCTTTCGCCGAGAGCCTATACTCATACCGCCGTGGCAGACCTGTACCGATTCTCATATCAAGATACCCGCGAAGCGCGAGTCTTCTCATAGCCTGGTCAGCTCCTCCGCTTCCTAGGCTCTGACATGCCTTCTGGATAGTCCACCAGTTGAGATCTGAAAGAAGCTTGAATACGCCTACCTGTGTCGCCCCGATTTCATCGCTCGCCATTGCGTCTGCCTCCTGTGTATTGTTACGGTACTTTCGACCGTCAAAACGGAATGTCGTCATCCGCTCCCGGCGGGACGTCCGAGGCCGCACTCTGTGAGTTCTCCCGCGGGAACCAGGCTTCAATGTAGTAGAGCGGGAACTTCCCGCCTTCCACGTACTTCTCGTTCTTGACGAGCCGGCAGAACAGCTTCTCTCCTGCTGGTAGGTTGATTCCGATATCGCTTTCAACCTCCCCCGATACCGAAACGACTTTCACCCCGTTCTCTTCCTTCGTCTTCTTCCACAACGATCCAATTCGCACCTTCATCGCTCCTTTACGCTGATAATCGACGCCCCGTCTCACGGGGCGATCCTTCCGATCCAAACCCGAAGGAGTATTGCTGCTCCTTTAGCTTCTCGATCTCCTGGGCCAGCTCGCAGATTCTCTTCTCGAGCTTCTCCTTCTTTCGCACCTCGCTCGCAAGATGTTTCTCAAGCGTTTCGAGCTGCTCCTCTCCGGGTGCTTCCTCACGCGGTTCCACGAAGGGGTCGATCACCTTCTTCTGGCTCACCGCCGCCTTGATCTGCTGCAAGGAACAGCCCTTCGCGGCCATTCCCGCGGCCACGGACATGTCCTTCCCCTGGCCGACGACGGTGTTGACGAGCGCCGGCGAGCTTTCTTGTCCAACCTCGTCCAACCCGAGGGAGTACTGCTGCTTCGTGAGCGTCAGCGCTTCTTTTCGCGGGATACGTGCATGGCGATCGATGAAGTCCTCGAACCGGGCGCCTTTCTCCTTGGAGAGCGTCGCCATCTGTGAGAACGCCGCCCCGAGCTTCCGATTGAGTTCGTTCTGAGCCTTGAGAAGGTCGAGGATCTCCGCGCGCTTCTCCATGAGCTTCTCGTCGCTAAGGTAGGGATCCTGATAGATGCCTGCCTTGATCGCGGCGGTGATGAGCGAATGGAAGAGCGCCCAAAAGGCGACCGTGTGGTGATTGCGCCCCGTATCGAGCCCTCGCGCGAACATGAGGTGGTGCGTGAACTCATGGAGGGCGGTGTACATGAGGGCGTTGTCGTTCGTGAAGTTCCGGTTATGAATAACGATAGTGGCGTCTCCGGGTTTATAAAGCCCATTCACTCGCTTCGAGGCTTTCCCGGAGAACACGAGGGTGAAGTCCTTGCAGGGAACCTTCAACGATAGGAGCTTCTCCTTCACCTGGTCCTGGTTCATGCCTTAGCCTCCTTCTTCTCGCCGAGGAAAGCGTCTATACGCGCGATGGTCTTTTGAAGGGATAGCATCGCTTCGGTGGGGTGGTGCGTTCGTTCGTATTCTTCCCAGCCATTGGCGCCAGGGATGTAACCGCTCTGCGCCCCGCTGTACAAATCGCCGATGGCCTTGAGCGAATCACGCGCCTCGCGGAGCAGCTCGTGCTCGGTGCCCCTGGCCGCAAGAGCGTCGCGCTCCTTCTCGGAAGTGGACAGGGCGGAGATGAGGATGCAAACAATCTCCGCATGGGAAAAGTCTTTTTCGGGGAATATATGTTCGATTTCATCGGCGGCAGTTTGTATTTCCCCAGCTTCCACCTTCGCCTCGTCGATCTGCTCGTTCGTAAACTCAGCCATGGAAGTTCTCCTGACCCTCTGCCTCGTCGGCTTCAGAGGCGCCAGCCTCGGGATCCTCGTCGTCGAAGTCGTCATCGTCCAAGTCGTCGGGGTCTTCGGCCTGGCGCTGGACGTCCTCCGCGGCGAGGCCGTACTTCTTCACGATCTCGTCGAGGAGCGTCTCAGGAATGACCCCCGCAACCATCGCCGCCTCGATGAGCGTCCTGTCCGCCCCGGAGGAGTAGGCAGATATCTTCGAGAAGCCTGCGAAGGCGAACACGAGAAGGAACCGCTCCAGGTCGCAGCGCTGGAGCGTCTCGAAGTGGTTCTTGAGGAAGGTGTCCTGATAGTCGGGCTTCTCCCAGCCTTCCAGCTTCGCGATCAAGCACTTGGTGTCGTGGCTCAAGGATCGCCAGAACTGAAGGAGCGAGCGGCGAAGGAGCTCAGGCGTTATCCCGTCGTCCCCATTGAACGAGCCCAAGATGCCTTCATAGAGCTTCAGGGAGTACTCGTTCCTGGCCTTCTCGATCTTCTTCTCGTGCTTCCGCTCCTCTTTCTTCTCGGCGGGCATTTTCATGTAGGACTTGCGCTTTCCGTAGGTTAAGCGCCCCGGATGATCGCCTCCAACAACGAGGACGCGGACTGCGCCTTCGTCCTTCTTCTTGCACTCCACCCACTCGTGAGGGGCAAGGGCGTTCGCGTTGGTGTCCCCTGAATACCCGTCGCGAACCTCCAGATGCTCGATCCCTTCGAGTTCCGCCTGCCGCTTTTCAATGAGCGCCTTCTCCTTCGCCTCGAAGCATGTTCTATCCGTGCAGCAGTCCTTCTTCCCGAGTTCGGCGAAGAGCTGCGGCTCCGCCCCGGTGCGCTTCGGGCATGAGGCGCAGGATCCCGCGGCCGGCAGGAGCGTCTCGTCGTCGAGCTTCCAGGAGGCGCGCGAGAGTTCCATGAGGATCTCGCGCCTGATCTGTTCGTCGAAATCCTTGATCGAGAGTGCCCAGGGGCGATTCAGGATTTCGAGCGCCTCCTTCTGCTGCTTAGAAGGCAGTCGGGCGATGAGGTTCGCGTGTCCCACGGAGAGCTTTCCGGAAGCGAGCTGACTTCTAGCGCCGGGGATGAGCTTTCGCAAGCGGAGGCGCTGGTAGACGTAGACGGCAGAACGTCCCAATTCCTTGGCGATGTACTCGATCTCGTAGCGGCCTTCCTCGATGAGCCGGGAGAAGCCGTCGGCTTCGTCGAGCGGGTGGATATCCTCCCTCTGCAGGTTCTCGATGAGCTGGATGTGGAGGGCCGCGGTGTCGTCGAGTTCCTTCACGATGCAGGGGAGCGTTGCGACGCCGGCAAGCTTCGAGGCGCGCCACCTTCGCTCGCCGGCGACAATCTCGTAGACGTCGCCAACGAGGCGGACGACGGCCGGCTGTTGAACGCCGATCGATTTGATGCTGTCGGCGAGCTGGGCGAGGCGCTCATCGTTGAAGCCGCCCACCTGGCGGTTGCCCTTCGAAGAGACGAGCTTGTCGAGCGGGATGTACTGGATGACTTCGTTCATATGGTTGCTCCTATTGAGGTAGGTGATCAGCGGCTTTTCAGCCCGCGGACTTCGAAGTGTCCCGAGAGGCGAGGTTCCGTTTTCATGATGAGGCGTGAGTATCGAGACGCGAAATCGTTATTCAGCTTGTACTCCGCCGGATCATGGTCCGTGCTTTCGTAGGCGTACCGAAGATCTTCGAAAAGAGCGGCAACGCCCCGCTTGATGCCTCTTGCGGCATCATCGAGGGCAAGCCTGACCAGGTTCCGATAGACATGTGGATTCTTCTGATGGAAGTCGGCAAAGCGATCATCGATTGTCGCGCCACGCCCCGGAATGTTGGCGAAGAGCTCCAGCTGACATGCAGGCATCTTTTCAACGACGGGTACCTTGAAGCACCGGCGATACTCCGCAGTCGACATCCACTCGCGGCCGACTCGGATGTATCCTGAATCATCCGCTTTCGCCCGCTTCTTTTCCTTCAATGATCCGCTCATTCATGCCTCCCGCTGTTGAACCCTAATCGATGAGTGCAGTGCCCTGGTGCTAAGAGCGACTCCTCCCCTGCCCGCTTCTTCTCCACCTTCTTTACCGGTGGGCGAAAACTGATCTTCTTCCCTTTGTAGGATTGTTCGGTTCGGAGGCACTCTCGTACCTTCTCCATGGCCGGCTTCTTCGATGCTCCGAACTCGTTGTAGACCTCGGTCATCGTTTCGCAGCGAATCCCGTTGATCCAGACATACTTGTGAACGCCAAGAATCACGCCATGACCTCCTTGAGGGCAGGAGTATCAAGGGTGACGATCTCGATATGGACGCCACTCGGCTCATCCGGAAGGGCATACCGCTTGAGCGACTGCATCTGTACAACCTGGGCGTCATCCTTCCAGGCTCGGGCACGTGTCAGAGCATCCATGACCGCTTTCTCAAGGTTGTCGATATCGGGCTTGGAATCCTTCCAGAACCGGACGGCATCCTTCTTCGGCCGATCAAAGAGGAACTGCAGATTAAGCTCTACCGGACCTGTGAGCGGGGCGCGCCGGAGAATGACATAGTTCATTGTCACCTGGCTCATCCATGCGTCCGCGCTGTTGTCATGATAGACGGCGTTCCGCCCCGCCCTAGGCCGAGGCGCTGCTCGGGGCGCCCCGCGGACAAAGAGCGATACTTCCGACTTTCCCTCCAGGCTCTTGAGCGGGGCCAGGAGTACTCCGTCTTTCTTGACGAAGAACGCAGCCTTGATCGGGGCGTCGTTCATCGGAGGGCCTCGGCAAACGCCACAGCGGTTTTCTGATCAGGGAACTCTCTCCCATAGGCTCGCCCATCGCGAATGAAGGTGACGAGAGTGGCGCCATCTGGACCGGGCACATGAATAACCGTTGTCTTGATGCCCTGAAAGACGGCAGTCTGCCGGCGGACGGTGACCATGCCGATCAAGGCAAGAGAGATGGCGAAGATCACCACTAGGATCAGCTCAGCCAGGAACCTACGATTATCGCGGATCCAGGCCAAGACGTGTCGAGCCTGCCAGACGCCCCGTGTCATAGCGCCTCTCCTGCCTTTTCAACCTCGGGTTGGCTTCGCGGTTTCCGGTTGCGCTCGCTCAAGATGCGGGAGAGGTCCGGCCTGACCAGTGCCCCGCTCGTATCGGTATGCTTCCTCACCCATTCCACGAGACTCTCGCGAGGAACCAGGACCCTGGTTCTGATACGAGCTGCAGGAAGATCTCCAGAGCGGATCGCATCGCTGATTGTTCGCTTGCAGAGCCCGCAGGCTTCAGCCGCTTCGGCAATCGAGAGCGCAATTTTCCCCGGATTTATATCCAAAACCCGAGCTATATTCGCTTTTTCCATCGTTCTCTCCTTTATGGAAGCGGCGGGATTCGAACCCGCTTGCGCAGTCGGCGGGGAGATGTGCGCTTCGGCATCATCCGCCCTAGGTGGCCCAGCCACTTCGCTCCCTTGGCGCCCCGTATCGCCGGGACAACGCGCAGACGGTGTCGCGCCACCATGTGCCTGTACCGTTTGGACTTTCAGCGGTCCGGGTGCCCGCTGCCACCGATGACGGTAGAACTCGACGCCCTGCTGTTCCTGCAGGATTCCCTCCACCGTGCGGATTGGATTCCGCCACAAGCTCGGGCAAGGCGTACGTCGTGGCCTTTGGAGATGGCGGGATTCGAACCCGCATTCCGCCCCCGGCACCTTGCCGAAAGAGGAAGGTTTGAAGCTCCCTCGGCACGATGACCGTCGCGATCACCCCCTAAATCGGGGCGCCAGTGACGGCCAGCGCCCCGTAGGCAAACGGAAAATCCTTGCCGTTTTACGCCCCGGCGATGGCGAGATACCCTCCCATACGGGACGGCCCGAATTGCGCTCGCGCGACGCGCGAGGACTATTGCAGGAGCAGGATTCGAACCTGCTAAACCATTCCTGCGAAAAAATTTGTTGAAAGAATCCTTCCCCAGGAGTACTCTTGAAGCACGACCAACAATTTCATCCCAAGGAAGGAAAAAATGATTAGCAAACGTCTGTCTGACAGCGACAATCGCGAAGAGGCATTAAAATTTGCGCTTGAAGTTCTAAAAACACAGCCAGCTCTTCTACCCCATGCAACCGGAAGTACCATCGCAAGTGTAGTCACTGAAATGGCAGATACCTTCTTCACATACATCACAGGTAAAGCTCCCGGCTCTACGCCTTAACGTTCGGAGAGATGAGCAAAGTTGTCCGCAAGGTCTCGTGTCCTTCGGGATTCAGGGGAGAACTGGGGATCACTTCCGGGCTGACACGGACGACTCGAAAGCCAAGCTCGCCCAATGCTTTGATGAGCTTGACGAGGTCTTCATTGCTCATGCTTTTTCTCCTTCATCAGCGGACTCATTGGCTGGAACCTTTATCCGGTCCAGGAGAAGGCGTTTCGCATAAGGCCCCTTTTTCCCTGCGAAGGGAGCAAGGTGAGCTTCATAGGCTCGATTCTCTTCATCCGAAAGGAAGAATTTTACTGGGGTTTTAATCCGTTTGGATTTCTTCATAGCATCATAATAATCCGTTTGGACTAATTGTCAAGTATCTTTTTTGTTTATTTGGGCAAAAAGGGGGCTATAATAACCCATATGGATAGATGGAAAGAAATCAAAGAGAAGATCCAAGAGAAGTATCCCAAAATTGAGGTCTTCGCAAAAGAGAATGGGATCAACTATAATACACTCTCTGGATGGATCAGTAAAAATCGGCCGCCAAGGGTAGATGAAGCAATAAAAATTGCACGAGGTCTTGGAACAACCGTAGAGCAGATATTCTCCGATTCACCACAAAACATGTTTATCATACGCAATCATAATGGAAGAGAGATGCAGGTTGATGATGATCTCCTCTTGATTCCTGTCCTTCCTCAGAAAGTAGCAGCTGGTCATGGCCAGGCATATATCGATGATGTTGAAATTGTGGGCCAACTCCCCTTCTTGAAACGAATGCTCCGCGGAACCTCTCCTGCTGGCGCAAAGGCTCTAGAAGTCCGTGGCGACTCTATGACCGGGGTGAACCTCTTCGATGGGGATTTGGTGGTCTTCGTACCAGGAATCATTAGAGGTGACGGTATCTATGTTCTCGCTGCAGGTGATGAGTTGATTGTAAAGCGCGTTGAATTCGATATGGTAACGAAGAGGATTAGGATCATGTCAGAGAATACACGATACCCTGACCGGATCGAATCTGCAGACGGACAAACAATAAGAGTTGTTGGAAAGGTCTTTGGTTGGGTACATTCACATCCATATTAATTCTTTTTTTTATATATATTTATATATTTCGCAGTGCATCAAGCTTTCTGCGGATTCCACTATTGCATTCATATTTCAGAAGTGTTAAGTTAGTATTGTTACTAAGTATTTCAGACAGCTCATTCTGTTTCGGCGAAGAGCTTGTCAAGATTGTGATCACAGTAAAACCCACTTTGCAGACTTGGTGTGTTTTGATCGTTACTATTATAAATTGTTTTCTATGTTATTTTTACTCTTTTTGTCAACAATAGAAAAGTTAACTAGGCTCATAATAATTAAACGACTCTATTGCTATCTAAGAACCAATAAAAATAAATAGGAGCATCTATGAAAACAAAGCTATTTGGTAGTTTTGATATCAATGATGAGCAAAATAAAGACTTTATTGATGACTTTAAATCTTTACTAATTATTGATAAAGAATGCATAAAGATAATTATTGAAAAAAGCGTAGATTTGATGTCTGTTAAGCAGAAGACAGTCTATCTTAAATCAATTGATGAGTTAAATACTAAAATTGGTATTAGCCAAAGCAGCCTCTTAAGGTATGTAAGTCTTTTTCAATTCTTATTGGAACAATTAAGTGAACCCGAATATAAATCTGATTCTATTTCCAATCTAGCCGATGATATTTTAAGTACAAATAAATTTGACCAATCATCTAGTGATAAGATCATCTATATATTTACTCTTTTACGAAAGAAAATTGAAAAAGGTGCAGATGAAATAATTTTAAAAAACATGACAGCCAGAGGAGCTTTGCCATGTATAAAAAACATCAGATCAACTATTGAACTAAGGGCAATAATTGAAAATGGTTATAAGGTAGGTACAAAATCTTCTGCCTATACTCCAATTGTAAAAGGAATCGTTCCCATAGCATCAATTGGTATTGATACAGATATCGATACTCAATCCTCGTTTTTTTTCCAGGCGACATCAGAAGACGTCGATGTACTAATAGATAAGTTGAGCGCGATAAAAAAAGAATTTGAAGCACTTTTAAAATTTAATAATAAGTAATTAGTTGAAAAAATGTGCGAACCACTGTTCCTATATTCAACTAACGCATACCTCGCAAATATAATATCATGTAATTTTTATAACCATGTGCATTACGTATGGTGCGCTCCCTTTTACAATTCTGCGTTAAAGTCGATGCCTGCTAATGCAATTTCTTCAACTCCATATTACCGTTACAAGAACCTACTGCTCGAATCACGATCAGAAGATACTCATGGCCCCTATATAAAAGAAACGAAAACAGGAATTATTTTAGGCGCCAGTAAAAAGCTTGCAGAAGGTATAATTGACAATGATCAACATAGCAATATATTACAAATTGTAGAAAATGCTCAGTGTTCAGCATTTAGACCATTACTATATATTATTCGGTATGATAAAGCCAAACATTTATTAGTCTATCCGTCAGCTAAAGAAAAAGCTAATCCGTATTCCACAGAAATACGAATAGAAAAGCTTACTGAAGATATGTTTGATATTGAAATATTTGAGGATGCTTTACGATGACCCTTGAAATGGTTTTAGATAATTACGATTATCACAAGGCTCTAATAATTGTTGATGCACTTATAAAGTACCTTAACGGTTCAATGTCTCCAAAAAGTTATTTCTCTTTTGAATCCGAAGTGGAAATTTCTGATTTTAATAACGTTCTAAAATTTGTTAAGCTCAATTACTCATCAACGAAAAAACTTACTCGAGAAGAAAAGATAAAACTAATTAGCATATTGGATAATTATATTTCAAATAGGATACGTGGTTTGATATCAAGAAATAACAAAGCACATAGAAAAACATATAAAGAACTGTGTAGATCCAGTCCACTAAAAATTTGTTGACTTGTTAAAAGGCCCTACAGAAGATTCTCTGTAGGGCCTTTTTTTTTCTAAATTTTTTCTTGATACCGCAAGGTACACTTTCAAAATTCACAAAGAGAACTAATCTAATCTTGATCTACATTATCATCAAATAAATAATACGCTAATAACTATTTTGTACTTTACACTTGTTAAGTACTATAATACATTCCTATTATGTTTTCCCTCCAGAGCTGCAAAACACCATTCTACATTATATAGAGACAAGATTGCCATCTTTGTACTCATAAAAATCAGGATTCCTTTCTGCAACTAGAGCCAACATCTCATCAAAAACACCTTCAAGTGACTTTTCATTCAACTCATCACCAACACTATAAGCTTTTACCATTTCTTCCTTTTTATTTGAATCAAGCAGTAAAAGGTAGAATCGCTCGTACTGTTCTTCACGACCAGAAGGATCATTTCTCCCTGTGAACATTTTAAGTCTTTTATGAGCGTTAATAAATGTAGATTCTCTTCTATCAGTCCCATCATTGGCTGCATCTGCATCGAGGAAAAAGAAAGCACACAATACAGCATATGGGAATCGTCGGTGAAGTGTAACAGCCTCCATCAATAGATCTCCACGCCTGTTGATAAGGTTCTTTTGAAAATTTTGAGTCTTATTATCTTTAAAATTGATAGTCTTAACAGAAATCGCAAAGATGAGGCCAGCCTCAGCAGTCGCCCATGTTACATCTACTTTCTTTGCACCTAACCCACCAGCCATCTGCCTTTCTGCACCGGAATCGCCTAGCTCGCCTTCACCCGCAGGACGAGCCTCTTTTAATCCTCGATCACGTAATTCTTTAGCAAGACAAATTGCAACTTTTTGAGAGACTAATTCACTGTATCTTTTCTTATCAGGCTGTGGGGCTGAATCGACAGGTTTTGGAATTCGACTCAATGTAATATCAAGAGCAGTACTAATCCTTGACATTGTTTGACTTCCCTCGCATCATTCGACGCTTTATTAAGTACTTTCTGGCATCTTTAATTATTAAAATATCTTGCGGCTGGATACCCAAGCCTTCCTCAAGAATGACTTTATCGACAATATTAACCGCATCATCAATATTAGTATGTCTGAGTAAAGCAGCAACTTCAGCCTTGCTATATAGAAGCCTCTCTTCAAGGTTGCTAATCAAGTCCAAACTTGGGAAAGGTATATGATCAACTTCCCTGGGCTCATGTTTGAGGAGTCCCCCGCCATAAGATCTTCCGGCTATTTCAGCACCAAGTAATGTAAGGCTATTTAGGAATGCAAGATTAAAGACTTTTTTCCCAATCCCTACCCTACCTTTTGCAAGTTTGAGTCCATAGAGACTATTTAAAATCCTAGCGTTCACATCATTAAGAACAACTTGAGGTTGATTATGATTCATATATGTAAAGATAAGATCGGGCACGGCTGTGAGTGGTACGCGCCACCAAGGAGTCCTTAATTTACATTTATATCCCTGATTGACCCCGACTTTCTCACCAAAGCTAATATAGTTTAATGCTCCAGAAGAAGGCTCGCCATGAGGATAGAACAAGAAACACCTTTGCCCCTCATCGATCAGTTTCTCTTGTGATTTCGAGGTGTAAGTCAATCCGCGCAAATGACGAGAGCCAGGAGGTATTATAGAAATATAATCCGACTGTAAAAGATGGTATTCACTTATTATCTTGTTATTGATAGCAAAGAAGTCATTACTCCCAGTAACTGCCCCAAGGTATGTATTAGCCCAGTTTGCGAAAGGTTCTATCGATTTAGTATTAACAATTTTATTGTAAAGTTCGAAAGCATCTACAGGCAATAATGCTGTTGTCCACTTTTCATCTCTTACCGGCGTATAATCTACCCAGCTATCTGCTGCAATATTCGCCAAGTCTGAAACATCTTTTGCTTGAAAAAGCTCAAACTTATCTGCACCACCTACTCCTTCTGCAAGGAGCAGTACTACTTCTTCTAGTACACCAGGGAAGACTCGTTCCTCAAACATGACTAAACGGACTTTTCTGAACCTATTCAAGAGAAATCGGCGTATATCTGAAGCATAGTTTACTGATAAAAGTTCCGCGGGGATCACAAGACCAAGGCGACCTTCAGGCTTTAAAAAGGCTGAAGCATGAATAACAAAAGCTGCCCATGAACTTGCTAACCCAGAGATCCGGACACCCTGCTTGAAAGCCGCTTCAATTGCACGAGTTCTAGCAGCTCCGGCAAAATTCTGATAGCGAATATAGGGGGGATTGCCTATGACTGCATTATACTGTCCATCTGGGCTAGGAGGAGAACACGAAAAGAAGTCGTTTACAACAAGATCGGGAGAAATCCCATTTGCCACAAGTATCGAATTAGCCCTGTCGACAGAAACACTAAAAATGTCAACACCATTAATCTGATGAGCTAATGAACCTTGGGCTCCGAGTCCTCTTAATCGTTTAGCCGCAGGAAGCAGAAAAGCAGCTTCACCACAGCTAGGCTCAAATACAGTATCAGAGGCGTTCCTAATTGCCCAGTTCGCAATGAATTCAGCCATCGCAGGAGGAGTAAAAAACGCACCTCTAGCCTTTCGGTCAATCGCAGTATCATCAAGGTGTATAGCTAAATCCGCCATTTACAGCTCCTAGCTTAATATATCTTCGAGTATGGCAGTTGTCTACCAAATATTCATTCGACGCTCGTATAAACTTTTATTTATATATACATATATTAATACATCTTTGATCTTATTTAATTATATTGTAAGGATGAAAAACTATCTACAAGTACTTTACATACGTTTAGTAGTATTCTAAATTATTTTTCATGGTTTCACCTGAGTTAGTCAACAAAATCATCTTCGAGCCCTATGAAACTGCCATCAAGCATATCCCCGATGGACAAGTTGATCTCATCCTCACAGATCCTCCCTACGGTGTGACTGATTGTTCCTGGGATGTTCGTCCAGACCTCGACTTTATGTGGAAGGAGTTCAACCGGGTCCTCAAGCCTAATGGAGCGGCGGTGATCACAGCAACTCAGCCTTTCGCTACAGACCTTATCAATGCCAACCGAAAGTGGTTTAGATATGACCTGGTTTGGGTGAAGTCAAATCCAGTTGGCTTTCTGAACTCCCACAAGATGCCAATGCGTCAGCATGAACTTGTACTTGTGTTCTACAGGCGCCTACCTACCTACAACCCACAGATGATTGCCTCAGCGCCCCGAGTATCAAAGGCTTTGAAGGAAGTTCAGAACCGACAAGGTGGGGTCTATCGGAGGACGAAGAAGCTCAGCTATGAGCACGAAGGTCATTATCCAACGAGCATCCTGCCTTTCAAAAAGGAGGGGGCTGGGAAAAGCCGCCATCCGACACAGAAACCGATGGAGCTATTCGAGTACTTGGTGAAGACTTACTCAAAGCCTGGAGAGGTAGTCTTGTAAGCGTCCAATTCTCCCCGTCTTGACTAGCGTCTAGTAAGCCGAAGGATCAAGCCGGTAGGGAAGCAGTGAAAGTCTCTCTTCTAGCGTCTTTGCTTTCGGAAGCATATCAAACAAATAACAGAGATATTTATAGGGCTCGTGCCTATTGGCCTTCGCCGTTTCTATAAGACTATAGAGTCCAGCGCTTGTGTGCGCTCCCGCCTGAGTGTTCGAGAAGAGCCAGTTCTTTCTGCCAAGGACAAAGGGTCGAATCGCATTCTCGACCGCATTGTTGTCAGGCGTCAAAAGCGCATGCTCAAGGTAGCGCACAACCTGATCCCATTGCCCTAATGCATAAGAGATTGCCTTCCCAAGACCGCTCGAGGGCGTCACGCTTTGGCTTCGCACGGTGAGCCAGTCATGCATTATCGCGAGCTGTGGTTCCTGCAACCGCTTTCGTTCCGTAAGAAATGCCGTTTCATCGAGCTCTGTACCTTCATACCGTTGGCGCAGGAGCGCCTCAGTATGGTAGAGGGTGGAAATCATCAAGAGGAACTCTCCAGCGTCCCCTGAGCCCCCAGAAACCTTGTCGGCGTCGAAGAATTTCCTGCGGATATGCGCCATGCAGCCAACATGGATTATCCCTGGAGCTTCTCCCGCTTGCGAATAGCCTGAATAGCCATCGGTTTGAAGATAGCCTGCGTAGCCTTTCAGAAATTCAATCGCTACGGAACCAGATCTCGTCGGGTGGTAGTGGAAGAAAAGGAGCTTCTTTCCTTCCCTGAATCCAGACGCCACCCACATATACGACTTCGCCGTCGCGCTCCGATTCTTTTCGTGCAGGACCTGCAATGGCGTTTCGTCCATCCCGATCACGGGCGACGCTTTTAGATCATCCCTGATCGCTTGGACTAAATCGCCCACCGCGCGTCCTGCGTTCATGGCGAGCGCACACAAGGTTGAACGCCCGGTGTCCACGCCCCAACGTGAAAGAATCCCTTCCATGCGGTAGAAGGGCTGGGCGTCAACAAACTTGCTCGTAAGGAAGAAGGCGATCGTTCCATTCGAGAATCTGGAGCCAGGAACGATCTTCGCATTCCCTGGCGCCTGAATGATCGGCGACGTTTCAGTGCCCCGGCACGCTTTACAGGGGCAAGGGCCATACTTCTTCATCACATGAACGTCGATCACTGCCTTGGCGGGAATGAGCCGTAACTCTTCCTTGCGCTCTTCGCCGATTTCTGGCCGCAAGGCGCCGCAGGAAGGGCAGGCCCGCTCTTCGTCGCTTAAAGCGTGGACGATTTCATTGCGCTCGAGGTTGTCCGGGAAGGGCTTTCTTCCCGCCTTCTTGCGCTCGTGCTGGCCGACGGTTATCGTTGCCGGCTTTCGATCGGGAACATCGAAGAAGGTTTCGGCTTCGTTGAATAACAGATCCTGCTTGGGATTATCTTTCTGGTGCTTTTCGCTTTTTGGGCCGAATATTAGACGCTGCAGCGCCGCGTATTTTTCCTCTTCAATGGTGAGCTTATTCTGCAGCTCTTTCACTTCCTTGGCATGTTCAGCCGCCATTTCCTTGACCAGCTTTTTAAGGCTGGCCACGTCGTCAGGAAGGTTTT